ACGGTGTGTCGATCGGCTTCACCGCCGAGAAGGCGAGGATGGAGACGCACGGCGGGAAGTCGGTGCGCGTCGTCGAGAAGGCGAAGCTGATGGAGGTCAGCCTCGTCACCTTCCCGGCCGACCCGAACGCGCGCGTGCTGACGGTGCACCGCGAGGGCGACACCGAGGTGCCGGACGACTGGCTCGTGGACGCCGAGGCTGCGCTGCTCGCCGGCCGCGCCGACGCCGAGGCGCACGCCGGCCGCGTCTTCTCCGAGGCGAACCTGACGAAGCTTCGCGCGGCGCTCGGCACGCTCGTCGATCTCGTCGAGAAGGTCGACCCGGGGCACATCGCTGCGCTGGGACGACGCGCCGCTCAGGCGCTGCGGAAGTCGATCGTCCTCATGCCCAACAAGTCCAAAAAGGCGCGGTGCTCCGCAGCGCTGCGCGCCGACCGGCTGCGCCGCGCCGAGCTTCACGCCGCCGGCATCGACGTGCCCCTGCTGCGGCTGGAGCCCTATCCGGCCTACGTCGCCGAGGGCGTGAACCCGGACGACGCACTGCTCAACGCCATCAGCGGCGCGTGCTCGTACCCGAAGGACGCGCGGCGGATGCTGACGGTCGAGTCGGTCAAGCAGTACCTCGTCGCCATCGGCGAGGCCGAAGAGGTCGACGACGACGAAGACGACGAGATGCGCGCGCCCGAGGACGGGCGCGAGCCGGCGAACGCGCCCGAGGACGGGAGCGCCACGAAGAACGAAGGCGCGGCCTGAAGGCCGCTTGAACGAGAGGAGAAGCGAGATGTCCCTTCAGGTCCAGCAGAAGGAAGCGCGTGAGCGACTCGGCAAGGCGCAGGCCGACGCGCGCGAGATCGGCGTCAAGCTGACCGACGCCGAACTCAAGGGCGAGGCCAACGCGGCCGAGCTCAAGGAGCAGTTCGACAAGGCGATGAAGGACGTGGAGGTCTTCGCCGGCACGCTCCAGCGCATCGACCAGATGATCGCCGCCGAAGCGCGCGCGAACGAGGTCATCAACGGCCTGCCCAACGACCCAAGCGAGGCGTATCGCGAGGGCTCGCGGGCCGAGGGGGTCGTGTCGAAGGAGACGGCCGAGCGCTTCGCGGAGGGGATCCGCGAGTGCCAGAACGCCTACTTCCGCCACGGCGCGTCGCACCCCGCCTACATCACGGCGCGGGAGAAGCTCTCGGCGCAGACGACTGCGCTCAAGCCCGAGGAGCGGCAGGCGCTCGTCGGCTCCATCGGCACGCTCGGCGGCGCGCTCGTCACCGAGGACTTCAAGGCCGAGGTCATCAAGAACATGGCGGGCATCAGCGTCGCGCTGGCGTCGGGCGTGCGCGTCGTGCCCTGCTCGTCCAACACGCTCGTCTTCCCGTCGATCGTCGGCGGGACCGACCCGTGGTCGACGGGCTACTCGGGGACGTGGCGGCCGGCCGGCGCGGTCGGCACCGACGGCACCGCCCCCACGGTCCAGAACCAGCCGACGTTCGGGCAGGAGCGCATCCCCGTCCACGAGTGGCAGCCGGACGCGGTCGTCGTCGACCCGTCGCTGCTCGAGGACGCCGCGGTGCCGCTGGAGTCGATCCTGCAGGAGGCGATCGCCGAGACGCAGGCGCTCGACTGGGACTACGCCTTCCTGCGCGGAGACGGCATCGGCAAGCCGCGCGGCATCTTCGACTACATCGGCACGGGCGTGTCGTCCGTGAAGACGGGCGACGCCTCGCTGATGACCTACAACGGGCTCATCGACCTCATGATGACCCTGCCCGCGCAGTACCGCGAGGGCGCGGTCTGGTACATGAAGTCGCTGACCTTCGGCGCGATCCTGAAGCTGAAGGACTCCGCGAACAACCCGATCATGTACGCGGGCCAGATCCCCGGCACGCTGTTCGGGAAGAAGGTCTGGATGACCGAGCACCTGCCGTCGGTCGCTGCCTCGGCGTACCCGGTCCTCTTCGGCAACCCGCGCTACTACGTCGTGGCCTCGCGCCGCGACCTGCGCGTGCAGCGGCTCATCGAGCGCTTCGCGCCCAACGTCGCGTTCCTGCCGACCGCGCGCGTCGGCGGCGCGCTCGTCCGCACCGTCGCGTTCCTGGCGCAGAAGGTCGAGGCGTAACAGCGACCGCCTGAAGGCCAGCAGCGAGGATTGGTCCGGCCCTCGCTGCTGGCCCGTAGCTCAAGCCCGGACCCTGCAACTCGTCGGGACTGCCGGCAAGGCCGCCCGACGACTCGAAAGGTCCGAAGCTCATGTCACAGCCCGCCACCGGCGGCTCCAGCGTCAACCGCGATCTCGGAGCCAAGCTCAAGGCCGTCCAGTCCATCACCGCCATCGTCGGCAACAACACGACCGAGGGGACCGGCGTCGCGGTCGACCTCAAGGGGTACGAGGGCGCGCTCGTCCTCTTCAACATCGGCAACTCGCTCGACACGCTCTCGGGCTCGGTCTACGTCACACTGTCGGTGCAGGACAGCGACAACGGCTCGACCGGCTGGGCCGACCTCGCCTCGACGAAGTACCGCATCGACGAGGGCTCGCTCCTCATCGACGACCCCGCCGAGGACAGCATCCAGACGGCGGTCACCGTGCTCGCGGGCGCGGGCGTGAAGCGCTACATCCGCCCGCTGATCACCTTCACGGGCACCCACACGAACGGCTTCCCCATCGGGGCGACCGTCATCAAGGGCTTCCCGCGCGTCGAGTCGGCCGCCTAGTAGCGCTCCATGACGGGGGTCGGCGGCGGCTGAGCCGCCGGCCCTCGTGCTCGGGAGAGGGATCATGGCGACCTACGACGCGGTCACGCTGATCGAACTGAAGACGGCGCTGTCGATCGACGGCACCGCCGAGGACGTGAGCCTCGCCCGCCTGATCTCCGCGACGACGCTGGAGGTCGAGCGGCTGCTTGGTACGCAGTTCGTCATCCGCGAGGTCGTCGAGGAGCACGAGGGCGGCGAGCGCCGCATCTACCCGCAGGTGCTCCCGATCGTCGCTGTCTCCTCCGTCGTCGATCCTGCCGGCAACGCCGTACCGTCCGACCAGTACGTCGTGCGGCGGAAGCGGTGGCTGGAGCACTGGGGTCACTTCCCGCTCGCCTTCAACTCGGCGGGCCAGCAGACCGACTACACCGTGACCTACACCGCCGGGCATTTCTCCTCGACGAGCGCCGTCGCGCCCGACGTGAAGGACGAGATTATCCGCGCGCTCGGGACGCTGCGCGAGGCCCCGGCCGCCGGGGTGAACTCCGTCGGCGTCGGCGACCTCTCCATCTCCTACGCGGCCGCACCCGAAACGTCTTCGCCCGCCATCGCGGGCGCGGCGGCCGCGCTTCATCGCTATCGTGGAGTGCTCCTGTGATCCACATCCTTCAGCGCGCGAAGGTCCATGCGCTCGCTGCCGTCGCCGTGCCGGGCGCGGGACTCGCCGTCGCGGCGAACGAGCCGTCGCTCCAGCCTGCGACGCCGCAGGACGTGCTGGTCGTCCTCGGCGGCTTCATCGTCGTCGTCGCTGGAGCGCTGGCGCTCGCCTTCGTCCGCTGGCTGAACAAGGTCGAGCACAACGTCCCGCGTGACCCGGACCGCCTCTCCGATTCCGTGCGCCACGTCCATCGCGAGGTCGAGGGGCTGCGTAACGACGTGCGTGGCATCGACCGCCGCGTCGCCCGGATCGAGGGCAGCCTCGTTGGACTCGTTGTGGTCGAAGAGAAGGAGCACCGCGGATGACGACGCCCGAGATCGTGACCTTCGAGCAGCACGCACTTCCGCTCATCAACACCTTGCTCATCCTGCTCGTCGCGCTCGTCTTCTACCACCGCTCGCGGCAGTGGACCGGCATCTCGCAGAACGCGCGGATCGAGAAGCAGGACGCGCGGCTGTCGATCGCGGAGGCGAACATCCGCAGCCTCCGCGCCGACATGGAGTACTTCTCGAGCACCTATCAGGAGACGCTCGAGGAGGTGCTGAAGGAGGTCCGCTCGATCACGCGCAACGGCGCGAAGGAACACGCGATAGAGGCGCGGCTGACCGCGCTGCAGGATCAGGTCATGGCGATCGAGCAGGACGTGACGGGGCTCCCGTGTTTCGTGGGGTCGAAGCTCCTGTGCCAGCAGGACAAGGTGGGGGGAAAGGGCTGATGCCGCTGCCGGGCGCGATCCTCGCGCAGATGCGGGACACGGTGACGGTGACGCTCGCCGGGGCGAAGGACGCCTACGGCGAGGCGGCCGCCGGCTCGTCCGTCGCCTCGCGCGCTCGCGTGACGCACGCGCGGACGGGATCGCAGAGCACGAGCGGCGAGGACGTGCTCACGTCCTACACAGTCCTCATGCCCGACGTGGCGGGCTTCACAATCGACGCCACGCTGACGCTCGACGACGGGCGCGTCTATCCGGTGAAGTCGTTCACGCGGCCGGCGTGGCCCGACGGCACGCGGCACCTGCGGGTGGTGCTCTGATGGCGGCCGTGCGGGCGAGCCGCGTCAGGCGGTCCGTCGGGACGGTGAAGCCGCGCTCTTGGGGGAAAAAGTACCCCGGGCGTGGCGGCGACACCGGGGCCGCCGCGTTCCACATGAGCATCGTCAACCTCAACTCGTTCCTCGACTCGATCGACAGCGACTGGCGCGACGCGAAGGATGAGGCCGTCGAGGCGCTGCGCGACGCGCTGAAGCGGAGGGTCCTCACGAGGTCGCTCGTCCTGTGCCCCATCGAGACGGGAGCCCTTCGCGCGAGCGCGTGGGTGGACGCCCTCTACGCGAACGGGAGGGTCTCCGGGTCGGTCGGCTACGACACCGACTACGCCCGCTTCGTTCACGAGAACCCCTATGCCTACCACGCGCCACCGACGCAGTGGAAGTTCTTGGAAATGCCGCTGCGCGAGTACGGCCCGCTGGTTGCCGAGGACGCGGCGAGGGCGATCCTCGCGGAGTTCGACTGATGCTGCTCGACGAGATCGCGGCTCACCTCGAGGCGGAAGGGCTCGGCGTCGTGAAGACGGCGGCGAACGACCCGGCATGGCCGATCCACAAGGGTGGCCTGTACCCCGGCACGCAGGCGCACCCGCACGATGCGATCGGCATCATCGAGTCGCCGGGCGGGAGGCCGCTGGATGAGATGGGGGCGGAGGTGGGTGCCGTGGCGGCGGAAGAGGCCGCGTTCGTCGTCCATGTCCGGTCGGCGTCCTACGCCACCGCCAGATCGAAGGCTGGCGCGGCGTGGGGGAGGCTTCACAAGTTCGCCGGCACGCTCAGCGGGGTGCGGTACCTGCTGATCGAGGCGACGCAGTCGCCTTTCCCGCTCACGCGTGACGACGCTGGTCGCTGGATCATCGCGTGCAACTTCAACGCGGCAAAGGAACTCTCATGAGCCTGCAACTTCAGGTCCGCGCGATCAGGGCGACCGCGGCGTCCCTCCTCACGCAGCTTCAGCTGCTCGAAGAGGCGATGGCCGTCTCGTCGTCGACTGCGTGTGATCACCCGCCGGGCGAGCGCGATGGTGGTGTGGCGACGTTTGATGTGCCGGGGCGCTGGATGTGCAGGCGGTGCGGCTTCATCGGCGGCGAGAGGGCCGCAGAGGAGTAAGCGATGGCTGTCGAGAGGTTCACGGACGCCGGCATCTACTACAACGGCTGGAACCTGACGGGCCAGTCCAACAAGGTGGCCTTGATGCGGAAGGTCGCGATGCTCGACACCTCCGTCTTCGGCGTCGAGACGCGCATCAATTCGCCGGGGCAGGACGAGACGGAGGTGAGCGTCAGCGGGTGGTGGTACGCGCAGGATGTCGTCGGCACGCAGGCCCCCGACCCCAACCTCTTCAACAAGCTCGGCGACCCCGAGGGGCGGCCGTTCCTGCTGACGGCGAAGGCGAGCGTCGATCTCAGCCCGTCCTACTTCTTCCCGGTCGTCGAGTCGGCCTTCAACTTCTTCGGGGCCTTCGGCGAGCTGGCCCCCTTCGACGCGACCTTCAACTACTCGGCCTACGGGCCGTCGGGCACGCGGGTGCCTCACTGCCGCGGCGTGCTCGGGCTGCCGCTCGCCGCGCGCACGAGCGCGACGGGCAACGGCACCTACCAGCAGCTGACGCCCGCCTTCGGCTCTGGCGACTTCCTCGTCCTGTGCGTCCACCTCATCTCGACCGACGCGACGACGGTGACCTTCGAGGTCGAGTCGGACGACAACACGGGCTTCTCGTCGCCGACCTCGCGCCTTTCGTCCGGTGCGCTCACGAGCGGCGGGAGCTACATCGGGTCACTGCAGGGGCCGATCGCGACCGACACCTACTTCCGCGTGAAGTACACGCGCTCGGGCGGCACGACGTTCACCGCCGTGGCGGCCTTCGGGAAGACGACCCCGGCGGGCCTCGGCGTTTAGGAAAGGAGACAGGAAGCCATGGCGGTCACCAAGTTCTACGATGCGTGGGTCTACATCCTCGGCACCGGCACGCCGCCGACCGCGGGGGGCACGCAGCTGCCGCACGTCCACTCCGTTTCGATCACGCGGTCGAGCGACATGCTCGACATCTCGGAGATGGGCGTCACCACGAAGATCAACCTGCCCGGCCTCAACGAGTGGTCGGTCGACGTGGAGTGCCTGCAGGACTTCGCGGGCTCCTCGCAGATCGACGCGCTGCTCGACGGGCGCTACGGGCAGGGGCCGTTCAACATCGCGATCAAGCCGTCGAGCGGCGCGCTCGGCTCGGGCAACCCCGTCTTCTACGGCTCCTGCGTGCTCGAGTCGTACAACCCGATCGACGGCGGCGTCGGCGAGGCGATCATGGTCAAGGCGTCGTTCCAGTGCGCCGGCAACCTGAACCGCGCGACCGTGTAACACGACTCCCCCTCTCCCGGGGGCCGGCGATAGAGGGAGCGGCTTAGTGGGGCCGCCGTGGCGGGACGGGGCAAGCCCGCCGTAACCGCGCGCAGACCGCGCGAAGGAGGACTCGATGCGTGACCCGTACCAGATGAAGCTCGCGCACGGCGAGGTGCTCGACCTCACCTACTCGTTCAAGGCCATCCGCCACTTCGAGAAGATCACCGGCGGCAACTTCTTCGGCGATTCCGCGAGCGGCCGGATTGGTGCCGACTACCTCGTCGCCGGGATCGCGGCCGGGCTCCTCGCCGGCAACCCGCGCGTCAAGGTGGAGGATGTCGAGTCGGCCATTGAGAAGCACATGGCCGCTGGCGGCGACCTGCCGACCCTCATCAACGACCTGATGGAGGCGCTGAAGCGCAGCGGCGTCCTCCGCGGGAGCCAAGAAGACCGCCCTCCCCTGCCGGCGGAAGACGCCGGCAAGTAGAGGATCCATGCGTGCTGGCGAACAACCACTCGTTCGCGTGGCGCGTCGCTGTCGAGCATCTCGGGGTGGGGTGGGCCGAGTTCGACGAGATGACGCCGCTGGAGCTTTCGTGGCGGCTGTGGGGCGAGCGAAGGAGAAGGAACCGCCGGGCGATGCACCTCTCTTGGGCGGTCAGTAGCGTGATGGCACCGCACCTCTCGAAGAGCGACCAAGGCCGCACGACCCCCCGCGCCCTCTTCTTCGGGCTGACCTCAGGACAGCTCGACGAAGACGAGATCCCCGACTAAAGGAGGGAACGCTCCAGTGGATGCCCTTGAGGTACGCCTCGACCTCGACACCCGCGACTTCCTCTCTGGCCTGAACAAGGCCAAGAGCGAGTCGAAGGCGTTCGACTCCATCCTCGGCGGGATCGGGCTGGGCTTCGGGTCAGCGATCACGCAGGGGGCGATGAAGGTCGCGGGCAGCCTGTTCAGCGTGGGGCAGGCTGCCCTCGGTGCGGCGGCCGAGGCTCAGGAGTCGGAGAACCTCTTCGAGGTCAGTTTCGGTGAGATGGCGGCGGCGGCGAGGCGCTGGTCCCAAGAGATCCAAAAAGCGACAGGGCTTAACGAGTACGAGCTTCGCAAGAACGCCGGGATGCTCTACACGATGACGCAGAGCATGGGGCTGACGAAGCAGTCGGCCTTCGAGATGTCGACCGGGATGACGAAGCTGGCCGGCGACATGGCCTCGTTCTACAACCTGCCGATGGACGTGGCCTTCAACAAGCTGCGATCAGGGCTCGTCGGGGAGATGGAGCCGCTGAGGCAGCTCGGCATCCTCGTCGACGCCAACACGGTGAAGCAGACCGCCTACGCCATGGGGATCGCGCGCGTGGGCGAGGAGCTAACGGAGCAGCAGAAGGTTCAGGCGCGGTATCAGGCCATTCTCAGCCAGACCGGCAAAGCGCAAGGCGACCTCGCGAGGACGATGGACTCGCCGGTCAACCAGCTGAGGCTCCTCAAGGAGCAGACGAAGAACCTCCAGATCGCTATGGGGGAGGCGCTGCTGCCCGTCATGCAGCTTGTCCTGCTTCAGCTCTCGAAGCTCGCGAAGTTCCTCCTCGACAACAAGGACGCCATCAGGATCGGGCTGACCGAGGGAATCCGCTTCGCGCTCACCTTCATCGTCGAGTTCATCGCCCGGATCTTGGAGATGCGGTCGACGTTCGCGGGGGCCTTCGCGGCGATCAATGAGACCGGCCGCGACGCTGCCCGCATGCTCGCGAAGTTCGCCCCGACCAAGGGCCTGAAGGATCACTTCACTGCGCTCGGCGATTCGATGTCGATCGCTGCGGTCGAGAACCGCAACCTCCAAAAGGAGACCGACGCTCAGATCAAGTCTATGCGCGAGGGCGTGATCGCCTTCACGTCGGGGATGGGTGCGGCGAAGCAGTACGCGAGCGCCATGGCCGAGGCCGGGGTGGCGACCAGCAACGCGACCGTCCAGACGAAGGAGCAGATCAAGCAGGCGAAAGAGATCGCCAAGCTGATGGACGGGCTCGCGCAGCGGGACAAGATCGCCTCGCTGCGGGCACCGTTCGCGTCGGTCGCGAAGACGATCTCGCCAGAGTACCTCAGGCAGTTCGACATCGAGCACCTCTTGGGCAAGGCGCAGTCGACACTCTTCAAGGACGGCAAGGGCACCGCGCTCGACTCGATTGCGCCCATCGTCAAGACCCTGTCGACAGAGAGCCAGAAGTACCTCGACGCGATCACGAAGAAGACCTTCAAGTGGGAAACGCTCCTGCAGGGCGTGTCGCTGCTCGCGGGCGCGATAGGCGGAAAGTTCGGCGACGTGGCGCAGGTCATCGGCAACATCACGCAGAGCTTCAAGGGGTGGGAAAAGATGGACCCGGCGGCGCGCTTCGGTGCCATCGCTGGGGGTGTGGGGCAGATCGGCGGGCTCATCGGCGGCACGGCTGGCGCGGGCATTCAGGGTGCCGCCGGCGGCGCGATGGCGGGCTTCTCGATCGGCGGGCCGATCGGCGCGGTCGTCGGCGGGATCGGGGGGCTCATCGGCGGCATCTTCGGGAACAAGAAGAAGAAGAAGGAGGAGGAGCGCAAGCGCAAGGAGGCCGAGGCCGCGGAGAAGAAGCGGCGGGAGGAGGAGGCAGAGCAGCGCCGCGTCGCCGGCTACGACACCGCCGCGAGCGGGATCACGAAGATGATCACGTCGCTCAAGCCCGCGACCGAGGCGGGGGCGATGGCGCAGGCGGGGCTGTTCTCCTCCGTCTTCTGGGCGACCGTCAAGGAGAAGGGGCTCGTCGCCGCATCGAGCGCGCTCGGCGAGGCGTTCAAGAAGCTGACCGAGGGCGCGAGCGAGGCGATGCTGGCCTACCTCGCTCCGATCCAGCAGCAGATGAACCTCGCGACGAGCGAGGCGTTCGCGGGCGCGACCGAGGGCGCGGTCGGGCTGGCGCAGGCGCTCAAGGGGATGGCCGACATGGGGGTCATCTCGATCACCGACCTCTCGAATGCCAGCATCGTCGCGACCGACCAGTACAATCAGGCTCTCGCGGCGGCGCAGGCGCAGGGGCTCGAGGGCGCGGCGGCGCAGCAGGCGGCGATCCGCGCGGTCGGCCCGGCCATCTCCGAGATCATCGCGCAGTACCAAGCGCTCGGCATCCCGCTCGACGAGAACCTCCTCAAGCTCAAGGAGACCGCCGAGGCGAACGGGATGGCGTTCAAGGAGGATCCGCTCGTCCGCGCGGCGAACGCGATGGAGCGCGTCGCGGCGGCTCTGGAGCGCGCGTACGGTGGCGCGAAGGGCCTCGCCGACGAGATCGGCCGCGGCGCGAACGCCTCGCACCAGTACCGCGTCCCAAGCTATGGCGGCGGCGGCGGCGACTACATGGGCGGCGAAGAGGTCGCGGCGGCCGAGGGCTACAGCGGATGGGTAAACAAGCCGACGCGGTTCCTCGCCGGTGAGTCGGGGCCGGAGTTCGTGTCGGTGACGCCGCGCGGCGAGACGCCCCCGGGGGCGAACGTCAGCGCGGCGCAACCGATGGTCTACTCGCCCGTCATCAACATCACGCAGGAGAGCGCGGTGCAGACGGTCGAGGGGCAGCGCGCCTTCGGGCAGTACGTCACGGCGGCCGTCGAGCGGGCGCTCGATCAGAACTACCGCGGCTTCCTCACGCGCTTCGAGGAGCTTGCCCGCAAGGCGAAGTAGCGCATGGGCAACCTGAACGCCTCGATGCTCGCCGAGCTTCAGAGGGCCTCGCCGTCCGTCCTGTTCCTGCTACGCCTCGACCTGCCGTCTGGCGCGCGCTACTACTCGGAGCCCGGCGGGCTCGTCTCGGGCACCGGGCTGTACGAGCCGCGCGTGCTGACGTGGGGGCCGATCTCGAAGTCGACGAACTACCGGCAGAGCACGCTGGAGCTTCCATCGACCGAGGTCGTGCTCGACGACACGGACGGCGACCTCTCGCGGCGCTGGCTCGGCAGCGAAGGGCGCACGATGCGCGGCTCGACGGCGACGATCTACCTCGCCTCGCCGAACGTCGCGGCGGCGAACTGGTACACCGCCTTCGTCGGGCGGATCGACTCGATGTACCAGCCCGCTCCGCTGACGTGGAGCGTGCAGCTGGCATCGCTCGACCTGCCGCTGCGGCGCGAGACGATGCCGCGCGCCGTGATCTCGCTCGGCGACTGGCCGAACGCCGACCGCTCGGAGTTGAGCAAGCCGATCCCGATCATCTACGGCACCGTCTCCTCGGCGCAGATGACGGAGCTTGGCGCGGTGAAGTGCCTGTACGTCGATCGCACCGGCTTCCGCTACGTCGTCTGTGCGGGGATCGCGAAGTCGGTCGTGGCCGTCTTCTCCGACGGCGTTCGCAAGACGCTGACGACGGACTACACGGTCACGAACCCGGTGGTGAACGGGCGGGTGTACACGGTCGTCGACTTCGTTGCCGATCAGGGCACGAAGCCGATCACGGCTGACGTGAAGGGTATGGAGTCGGTGGGCGACGGCAGCGGGACGCTCATCTCGAATCCCGCCGACGTACTGGCGCACGTCCTCAACAACTGGGTCTACTCCGACTACCGCAGCGGAGCGTGGTCCTCGACGGCGATGGTCGAGACGACGCGGCTCGCCGCGCTCTCGTCCTACTTCTCAGCGCGAGGCGTCGAGGCGTCGGTCCACATCGGCTCGAAGACGACGGGCATCAGCTTCATCTCGCAGTTCCTCGAGTCGTACCAGCTGAAGGCGTGGTGGGAAGCCGACAAGATCGCGCTCGGCGTCGATGACCCGACCGACTTCTCCGCGCCCTACGTGCTGCGCTCCGACGAGGTCGACGGCTGGCGGCTCCAGTTTCCGACCGCCGACGCCATCGACCGCATCGACGCCTCCTATGCCTACTTCGACAGCGACTCCAGCTACCGGCAGTACCTGACGGTGCAGGATCTCCAGACGGGAGAGGGCGCGCCGGAATCGCTCGACCTTCGCTACTCGGCGGCCTTCATCTAGCACCCAATGCCTACCATCTACTCCGAGGTCACCTACACCGACGGCGGCGGCAGCGGCACGTGGTTCGGCTTCGCCGCCACCTATCCTGACGGCATCGCGGCGAACGACTCGTCGGACGTTCGCACGGACGGCTCGGTCGCGGGCTACTCGCGGGGGCACTACTACACCTTCACGGGGCTGCCGACCTACTGCGGCATCAATTGGGCCTACGTCGGCGGTGGCGGCAGCAACGGCTCGGGCGCGACGCTGACGATGTACCTCGGCGGGCAGGCGGTGCAGGTCGTGACTGGCACCGGGGCGTACACGATCGGCGGCTACGTCTACGGCCTGAGCCGCAACGCGGCGGCGAACATCGCGTCGCAGTGCTACTGCGCTGGCAACGGCAACAGCAATCCATCGACGATCAACCACATGCCAGTCACGATCTCGTGGGACTACCTGCCGCTGCTCTCGCTGACCGCGAACGACGTCACGAACTACGCGCCGACCTCCGTCACGCTCAACGGCCAGTACAACGCGAACGGCGACGGCGGCTCGCAGTGGCGGCTCGTGTACAAGGAGTTCACGGCGGGCTCGTTCGACGCGCCGTCCTACACCTCCGCGCCGGGGCAGACCGGGACCGTCACCTGCTCGCGCAACCTGACGGGGCTCACGCCGGGCACGACCTACCTCTACAAGGTGCAGGCGCTCAACAGCGGCTCGGTGCTTTACGAGTCGCCCGAGCGGAGCTTCCAGACGAACGCCGGTACGCCGGCGCAGAACAACCGCATCCGCGAGATCCTGACCCGCCGGCTGTGGACGCTGCGCCGGCCGCGCGCGCTGCTGGAGATCACCGCGCCGCTCTCGATCCTCGACGCGAACGTGCTCGATCGCGTCGCCGTCGAGAGCCCGATCGGCCCGACGCCGAGCGGCATCGGCTGGAGCGGCGGTGCGGAGTGGAAGCGCCGCGTGTTCTCGATCCAGCGCATGGAGATCGACGTGCACGCGCAGGTCGTCCGGCTGCTCCTGCTCGACCGTCGCGAGCTTGACGTGCGGCTCTACGACACCGGGATGACCTCGCTCGCGAACCTCTCGGGGCTTGACCTCGAGCGCGACAACGGCGTCGCGCGTCTCGCGCGCGGGGCCGCGCGCACCTACACGCGCACGGGGAAGTCGTGGGTCGCCAATCCGACTGACCCGACGAAGGTCATCGAGTGCAGCGCGGCGACGCCGGCCATCACGAGCACGGGCGAGTTCTTCGAGGCGTCGCGGACCAACTACCTGCTGCGCTCCTCGGGCGTGTCGGGGATGACGGGCCTATCGACGAGCGGCACCGGCACCAACGGCTCTGCGGTTGCCGCCGACACCGCCGTCCTTCTCTTCAACCCGGAGTCCTCGCCGAGCAGCATCAAGCTCACCGCCGGCTCGCCGCACACCGTCACCTTGGCCGTCTGGCTGCCGACGAGCGCGTCGATCACCGCGAACTCGGTCTGCGTGCTCTCGATCGACCACGCCGAGGACTCCGGCGCGGGGCTCTACTTCACGATGCGCCGCAACGCCGACAACTACTGGTACAACGCGGGCAGCAACTCGTGGCAGGCGAGCGAGATCCAGAACACGCTATCCAACGTGACGAGCCCGAACGAGGCGAGCCGCTACGTCTCGTCGCCGTTCTCCATCGGCGCGGCGAACTCGACAGTCCTCTTCGGGGTCGGCTTCCTCGGCGGCGGCACCGCCGGGCGCATCGGTCGTCTCTTCCACGCGCAGCTTGAGGTCGGCGGCTACGTCGGCACGCGCATCATCTCCGACGCCTCGTCCGTCACGCGCGGCGCAGCGACGCTCGCTTACGACGTGACGACCACCGCGAAGGTCTACGACCCGACGGTGGGCACCTTCTTCGCCGAGGTCATCCCGACGTGGAGCGCCTCGCAGCTCGGCGGCAGCGACAAGCGCTACGTCTACCACATGGAGACGAACGGCGGCGCGGACTACGACGCGCTCTACTACGACCGCGCGTCCTCGGCGTGGCGCTTCGAGCGCAAGGTCGGCGGCTCGACCTACATCGCCTCGCGCGCGGCCTCGCCCGTCGCCGGGACGACGTACCGGCTCGCTGCGCGCTGGACGAGCAGCGCTGGCGAGCTTGACCTTTCGGCCTACTCGATCAGCGTCTTCGTCGATGGCGCGAAGGGCACCGACGCGACGAGCGCTGCGCCGACCTTCACGAGCCCCGAGACGCTCCGCATCGGCAGCAACGGCTCCGGGGCGAGCCAGTTCGACGGGCGCATCCGCGAGCGCCGCGTCTTCCCGCACGCGCTCCTCGACGCCGAGATCGGTAGGCTCCCGTGATCCAGCGCGTGCAGATGAAGACGCACAAGCAGAGCCTCATCTCCGACTTCACCGTCACGCTCGATGCGCCCGTCACCGCTGGCAACCGCGTCGTCTTCCTCGTCGGCAACTACGCTTCCGACCTCGACGGCGAGACGTTCGCCGAGGATCTCACGCAGGCCGGCGGCACCGCGACCATCGGCACCGTGACGAAGGACGGCGTGCAGTCCGACGGCGACGTGGTCTACTCGACCGCGTTCTCGGTGCCGATCACGGGCAGCGGGACGCTCTCGCTCAACCTCGAGTTCAACACCGGCAATCAGACCGTGCTCGCGGTCATGGCCGAGTACAGCGGGATCGACAACGCCAGCCCGGTGGTCGGCTACGGTGGCTACACGACCTACGGCGCTTCGCCCTTCACGACCTCGGTGACGAGCCCAACGAACGGCGGGCTGTTCCTCGGCGTCCTCGGCCTGATCGAGGGCGGCGACATCTCGATTTACGAAGACGCACCGTACAACCTCCTCTTCGAGGAGGAGCACGGCGCGACCAATCACGTCGGGTCGTTCATCGAGCGTATCCCAACGGAGGAGACGACCGACACCGCGTCGTGGACACTGGGGCACGAGGTCAACTGGACGGCGCTGCTCGTCGTCTACCGCGCGGCGACTGGCGGCGAGGATGTGTCGTACACGCCGCCGGCCGTGGCGACCACGGTCGTTCTGGAGGAGCGGGTGGCGGCGACGGAGAGCCTCGCGCTCGCGACGGCCGACGACCTCACCGAGCAGGTGTCGTGGCTGCTGACGCAGGTGGCGCTGCTGACGGCGAGGGTCGACGCTCTCGGTGAGCGGACGAACACGCTCGCCGGTCTCTTCTTCGGCCACGCGCTGCTCGGGGCCGCGGCTGGCGTCACCGCGACCGCGACGCTGACGATCACGTCCGCGACTGCTACCCTTGGCGCGTCCTCGGGCGGGCTGTTCATCGGGCCAGCCACCGTCGAGGGCGCGGCGGCGCTCGACGCGACGAGTGACCTCGCGGCTGACGCGCAAACGGAGGCTCCCTGATGCCGTACTACTTCGCAGCCGGCGAGCACATGAACCTGCTGGGCCGGGCGAACGCGGTTGCGACCTCGCCGTCGGCGGCATCGTCCTTCCCGGTGGCGAACCTGTACGACTCGCGCCCGTCGCGCCCGACGCTGCTGGGCAGCAACGCGGCGAACCCCTCGATCACGTTCGACCTGACGGCCTTCGCGCCCTCGGGGCCGGGGACGAAGACGATCACCGTCCGCGCGGGCGAGCGGCGGCGGCTCACGTCGACGGGCACGACCTCGATCACCGTCCGCAACCTCGCCACGCTGAAGTACCTGACGAGCGGCGGCGCGTGGCAGACGGGCTCGACCACGTGCATGACGACGGCGACCTCGCTCGACTACCAGATCGAGAGCTTGACGGCGTGCCAGCAGCCGACGATGAGCCTCCAGATCGTCATCACGAACGGGACGAGCGTCGTCGATCACCCGCGCTGGAATGCCCTCGTCGTCGCGGGCCACAACCTCGACACCGGCCTGACGTGCGAGCTTCGGAGCAGCACCGACAACTTCTCCGGGTCGAACGTGCTGGAGGTGACGGGCACGATCCTGCGCCCGAGCTTCTACATGATCGACACGGGCGGCATCGCGAACCGCTACGGCCGCCTCCTGCTGACCGGGACGAACAGCGCGACGCCGTGGTTCGGCGAGGTCGTGCCGTGCTGGCTGGAGACGGCCGCGGGGATGCACATGGCGGCGGGCTACTCGCTCGCGTACAAGGAGCAGCAGATCCGCAACGAGAGCCGATGGGGGATCTCGAACGTCTACAACCTGCTACCGTCGCCGCTGCGCGTCGTCAGGCTCACCTTCCGCGCGACCAGCACCGCGGCGGCCGAGCTTCGCGACGGCATCGTGCTGCGCGGGCGCGGGGGCGCGCACCCGATGATCGTGGCCCCGATGTCGACCGAAGGGGTCGTCGTCTACGGCCGGCTGTCGGACTCGTGGACGGAGCGCCGCGTGCTGCCGACCGTCTTCGAGACGGACCTCGTCGTTTCCGAAGACCCGATCGTGGTCCCGCTGTCGTAGGAGGGAAAATGGAGAAGGTGTCGATCCGCTTCGAGAACGGCGTGCTCGACGTGCGCGACGAGACGGGGGCGCGCATCGCGACGCCGCGCGTGACGGTCTACCTCGTCACGGGCAACGACGTGCCCGTCGCGCTGCTCGACGTGGACGGGTTGAAGCGCGAGGTGCACGTCACCTCGTTCATGGTGCCTGCGGCCGCGCCCGTCATGGCACCGACGGAGACGGTGACGGAGGGCGCGCCGAAGGGAGCCAAGCGATGATGATGATGGGAGGCGGCTCGCGTTCACCGCGCTCGCGTTCGCGCTCGCCGCGGGCGCGTCGGCGCAGAGCACCTACCGCACCGTGACGGCGCTCGATGGCGTCTTCTGCCCCTCGCCGGACGCGACGGCGTGGTGGGCGATGAACTCGGGCGGGCAGGCGAAGGCGCGCTTCGGCATCACGCTGACGACGCGCGGGACGACCGGCCTCGCCGACGGCGACGACGCGGGGCTGCTGCTCGAGTCGAACAGCGGCGGGACCGGGACGCTGGCCTTCGACGCGACGATCAAGGTGAACTGGAAGTAGAAGGGGGTGGGAGGGGGGCGATCACCCGGCTGCCAACCGTGCTCGCCCCTGTTGGCCCGCCTCCTCCCGGCCCTGAGTCTGCCTGAGCAGCATGGGTCGGTCAAGAGGCTGCCCGCTCCCTCGCCGGTCCAACGTCAAGGGGCTAACGCGTTGGGTTCCCGGCTCGGGTTGCGCGGCGGCGGGCGCGCCGCTG